TACGATTGATATCCACCTATACCGCCAGTAGCCGGACTGGCCGCAGTAATAGCATCCGTTTGAAGGCCAGACATACCTGCAATTTGTTGCGTCGGCAGAGTTATGGACTGGTCAGCTAGTGCTTTAGCAGATTCCAAAAGCCCAATCTTATAGGCTTCAATTTCCGGGGCTTCGCGGACAATTTGGGTTTCTGTAGCCATTATGCTGTTGCCCTTCCCTTGGCCTCAAGACCTCGCATCATGTCGTACATGTTACGGATGCCCTGATCGTTGTTGCCGTTACCAAGACCTCTGACGGCATCGGTAGTCATTACAAACTCACCCGGCATTAGCATAGCACGGACACTGTCTTTTCCGGGAGTGCCCTCGTTTGGCATAATGCCCCCTACGCGGCGTGGGAAGATCTCTCCGCCTTCTGCCACTGCCAAGGGAGGTAATGGCGACAGTCCTTGTGAAAAAGTAGTTGGTATGGCTATCGGACCTTGAGCGTATTGCGGGGTTTCTGCCTTTAAGCCGTATTGAGCCTTGTTTGCCTTATATAATTCGTAACCTGAAGGACCAAGCTGCTCCAACAACTCTTCGTCACTTGGCTCTTCGGGCGTGTCGAACATACCGCCAGCATAAGCTGCGGTGCCTGCCAAGGCTAAAGAAGGACCGTATGTCGCTAACATTCCCGGACCGGCAGCGGCTTTAGCGGCTTCTAAGCCTGCCTGTGTGGGAGCTATGCCCGCGGCGGCCATGTCTTTTAAATAAGCCTGACCAGCTTTTTCTTTTGCTAAATTAACAGCGGCATCGCTTTGACCACCTTGAAACAAATAATCAGTAGCCGTGCCGTAGTAACTTTTAGCGGTGTCCATAAAGTTGCCGCCACCGACGGCGCTGGTGTCCACCTTGGTCATAAACTCTGAAGGGGTTGTAGTTAACCTTCCCGCACTTGTATCGGCAAACGCGTCAGGGGATTGAATAAAGTCTGTAGAAATATTTGCCGCATCTGGGGTCACAGAACTAATATTGGCAAACTGCATGTCTGGACCCATCGGAAGTCCACCTTGTTGCGCGGCCAGTAGATCCACAGATTGCGGTTGGTTAAGAACTGCTGCGGGCTCTGGTGGTGCAGCAAAAGCCTGCGGACCGCCGACCATTTCATTTTGAATACCGCCACCATAAGGCTGACTTATATCAGTGGCTTGAGAAACAATGTCACTGGTAGAAGTTGGTGCAGAAGCCATATATTGTTCTCCGCCAGAACCATAAGTTCCAAAAGCGTCTGGGGACATGTTCACCGCGTCAAGACCCGCTTGACCAAACTGACCAGTAGCTAGCTGTTGACCGGCTGTGGTCAAGTTAGACAGGCTAGCCGCTTTCTTAATTCCGGTTACTGCGCCTTGTGAGAAGGTCTGGCCGGGGGCCGCGTTCAGTCCACCAGATATACCGGCTGTCGCACCACCAATAGCACCACCAATTAAAGCGTTCTTCATAGCGTCTTTTAAGCTGCCGCCCTGCACCAACGTGCCAATTCCAGACCCTAATGCACCAGCATAAATTGCTCCAAGACCGGGAAATATTGCGTTTAAAGCAAACGGTATAATAACCGGAGCCGCCTTCTTGACGACTTTAACAACCTTCTTGCTAACCTTCTTGATGGCCCTAGATACTTTTTTAAATATCTTCTTGAAGAAAAACTCAGGTAACCCCGTATCAGGGTTAATAGAGTTGGCTCCTGAACCCACAACATACCGCTCTGGATCCTCAATACCCATGTCGCGCAGATGACCAAATATGGAGTCGCGCAGCTTGGGGTTATCTTCAATAAGTGCTTTTGGAACAATCAGTTCGCCTGTTTCGGCGTGTACGAGCTTGTCGTCGCCATAGCGACCGTAAGAGGCCATGCGGGTGGCTACATCTTGGAAGTTGGCAATACCGTTATTTCCAAAGGCTCGCTGCGCGTCCTCTCTGTCCATCGCGGCAAGTTCTTCGTCATCCTTATAAAAATCGGCAATACCTCCCGCCGGGAAGGTAAACTCTTTTTGTAGTTCCGCTTGTGCCATATCCCGTTCCTATATTACGGTGTTTTCGTACTTTACGCTTTTTTTAGTTCTACGTCTACTCTAGGAAACAGCTACTGTGACCGTTCCAACAGAAGTAGTCGCACTTACTGACCCACTAAAAATGTCTGTCTGGGCAGCTAACTTTAAAAATCCCCCATCTGCAATATACAAATCGCCTTGAAGAAAGGTGTTAGAAATCCCCATGCTAGGTACTTGTTGAAAGTTTAGCTGCGGGTTCTGTAGCTGTGTTAAAACAACCTCCAAGGTTCTTACCAAGTCGTTTATATACCGCGGATCAATCTGTTGAGGCGGGCTCGGTAACCTTGGAAAAGGTGTAACATTACTAGCCATTAACGCCTCCCGTCCGGTCTTANATCTACTCTGGGACTGCCCAAACGCCAACGAACACCCGCAGTGGTACAATNCACCTTTAAAGAAAAAGAGCGGCCCCTTACCCGTAGGTCAGCTTTGTCCGTAAATTGTTCAAAAGGAACGGTAGTAGACGTTGATGTACGACTAACCGTTGCTAAATCAGCTTGCAGGTAATCCCCGCCCGGAAAGTTTTTAGTGCTAATTGTAACATCAACCTTNGGAGTATCTGCGGTGGAACCGTTGAAAGTAAAATCAGGAATTATACGCCTAATCGACGTAAACTGCTGCCCGTCTCCAATATCTATTGGNCTGGANTCTATTGAAGACGTAAAGGCTACGCCGTCATCTAAATATCCAAGTTCGTGGTTGTATAAGTAGTTGTCTGCGGCAGCTATAGGGAATTGTCGTATGCCCCTATCTATGAAAGCTGTACGCTTTAAGGTGCCGTAATACCAAGTGTTCTCTAGATAATTATAGGTGACATAGCGGTCGTTTTCTCCCGTGCCACCGTTTGCCAAAGAATTGGTGTTAGAGGGGTAGAACCATGTAACCTCGTTAAACTGTGAGTTTACACAGGCAAATGTTTTGTCAGTTTGTGCAAAGTCAAAATCAAAGAATACACGTTCTTTTACGCTACAAGGTATTGGTTTGGTGCCGCCATCGTATAAATAGAAGTTTTCTCTACCCATCCAGAAGACGGCGTCTTCCACGGCTACCGCTGCATTTGGCCCCATAATTGTAGTATTTGTAGACAAGGGCTGTATACCAAAAGTAAACGGGCTTCCGATAAACTGCATTGAGTGCAAGGAGCTATCCGTAAAAATAATTATTTCGCGCTTGGTCTTGATGGCTCTGACAAACTGCGAACCAGAAGCTATTCTTAAATCCCCCGCGGTGTTTGTAGCCTTGGGCTCCCAATCAAGGATGTTTTCCCTATCTGAAAAACGTATTAACAAAGGATCCTGAGTTGTAGCCCCTAAAGGATTGGTGCCAAAAGCAATAACATGCCTGTCATTGGACACCATCACTTGTTTGGCTATCGAAGGAGTATCGGTTGTGCCTGAAAGAGCGCCTACCTCTACCGCTCTGTTTGTAACGGCATCGCTTTTATCCCAATAAAAAATGCTCCCATCTCTAGGGTTTATGACCAAGTCCTCGCCAAAATTATCTTGGCTCCACAACCTTAACTCGGCCACGGTAGTTTGATTAGAAGCCTGTCCCCAACCCCCTGCACCCCAAGTGCCCGCACCCCAACCGGTGCCGCCGACCTGCGTGTTAAGGCCAATATTTATCTGATAGGCCGCGTCCGCACCGGATCCGCCGTTGCCGCTATCGCTAGAATTAGCTGTCACGGTAGCCCCACTAGTGTCTTTTGCTACAAAAGTAAACGTGTTTGTGGTTGGTACGGAAACAATCTCATATTCTTGATTTAGGACATTCGCTGTCACCAGACCCCCTAAACTAACCGCTCCCGAAATAGTGACAAAATCTCCTTCTACTGCGCCATGTGTACTGTCAGTTGCTGTAATTGTAGAGGACCCGTTTGTGGCAGCAAAAGTTATACCGTCTGTTGTGGTGGCTCTAATTGGGGTAACATCATAAAAAGCCTGACCTTGCTCAATGTAGAACTTTTTTTCAGTTCCAACACCCAACAAATCATCGCCGTTCAAGGCTGTCCAATTAAATAACGACCGGGCTGTACCAATATAAGTGTTAGAAGAGTATTTTTCCCAGCCGCCAATAACTTCTGGATAACCCTGTCTAAAACGCACTTTTTCACAGTCCACCCAACCCCCTTCATTTGAGTAAGAGGTTACGTCCCTATTAATTCCGGGTCTAAACTGCAACTTAGTTAGAGGCAATTTACTCTCCTAAGAAGCTGTGTACGCCTTGCCAGCCGTAATTGCGTTGGTTGTAGCAGTCATATCTTCACTACCCCAATCAGTCTTGGCTTTCATCAACTCCAAGTGTTCTACATTTCTGTCCACACAAGACTGGCGGTCAGACGCTTCTTTATCTGCCATTGCATTGCCAGCAATAATATCAGTAATTAATTCAACA